CCTTTATCCAGGACGTGGTCATGTCCATGCTGGACGAGGGATGCGTGGCCATCGTGCCCACGGATACCGACCTCGACCCGGAGACCGGCTCGTTCAAGATCGAAACGATGCGTACCGGGAAAATCGTGGAGTGGTATCCCAAGCACGTCAAGGTCCGGGTCTACAACGAGAACCGGGGTGAGAAGCAGGATGTCATCCTGCCGAAGAGCGGGGTCGCCATCATTGAGAACCCGTTTTTCGCGGTGATGAACGAGCCCAACTCCACCATGCAGCGGTTGATCCGAAAGCTCAATATTTTGGACGCAATCGACGAGCAGAGCGGTTCCGGAAAACTCAACCTGATCATTCAGCTGCCCTACGTCATCAAGACGGAAGCGAGGCGTCAACAGGCGGAAAAACGCCGTAAAGATATCGAGGAACAGTTGTCCGACTCCAAGTACGGCGTCGCTTACACCGACGGCACGGAGCATGTGGTCCAGCTGAACCGGCCCATCGACAACAATCTGATGTCCCAGATTGAATACCTGACGAGCATGCTTTACAGCCAGTTGGGGATCACGCAGGGGATTTTGGACGGGACTGCCGATGACCGGACGAAGCTGAATTACGACAACCGGACGATTGAACCGATCCTATCAGCCATTGTTGACGAAATGAAGAGGAAATTCCTCACCAAAACTGCTCGGTCACAGAAGCAGTCAATCCTCTTCTTCAGAGACCCGTTCCGGCTGGTGCCCATCAACGATATTGCCGAAATTGCCGACAAGATGACCCGCAACGAGATCATGACCTCCAATGAGATCCGGCAGAAGATCGGCATGAAGCCGTCGAAGGACCCCAAGGCGGACGAGCTCCGAAACAGCAACCTAAGCGCCCCGAAAGAGGAGGGCAATCAGCCACCATCAACATCTGAAGGAGGAAACGTTCAAAATGAACCTGAAGTATGACTTTAGTGGCTGGGCGACCCGGAACGACCTTGTCTGCGCGGACGGACGAACCATCCGCCATAACGCATTCGAGGATTGCGACGGGAAGACGGTTCCCCTGGTTTGGAACCACCAGCACGACGAACCTGGCAACATCCTGGGCCACGCCCTTTTGGAGAACCGGAAGGACGGCGTTTATGCCTACTGCACGTTCAACGAGACCGACGCCGGCAAGGCGGCCAAGATGCTGGTCCAGCATGGGGACATCGCGTCCCTGTCCATCTACGCCAATGGGCTGAAGCAGACTCCCAGCAAGGATGTGACGCACGGCGTCATCCGGGAGGTCAGCCTGGTGGTCGCCGGGGCAAATCCCGGCGCCTTTATTGACTTTGTGGATATGGCCCACGGCGAAGGCGGCGAGCAGGAGATGATCCTGTCCGCTTACGAGCCCATTTCTCTATTCCGCCCCGACGAGAAACCCCCTCTTGTTCACAAGGCCGGCTCTGAGGATGGCAAGAAGGAGGACAAGCCCAAGGGTGACGGAAAAGAGGAGAAGCCTGAGGATGAGAAGACCGTCCAGGACGTGGTAGACAGCATGACCGAGGAGCAGAGAACGGTCATGTATGCCCTGATCGGCGCGGCCATGGAGGAATTGGATTCCCAGAAGGGCAAGGGGGACGGGGGCGACGACGATGACGACGACCCCGACAAGAAATCTGACAAAACCAAGGGAGGAAACAAGACCATGAAGCACAATGTTTTCGAGAACGAAGACACTCAGGACACCGTTCTGAGCCACTCCGACCGCGCTGACATTCTTGCTCTGGCCAAGAGCAACAGCGTGGGCAGCCTTCAGACCGCTCTGAAGATCTACGCTGAACAGAACGAGCTCAAGCACGGCATCGACAATATCGAGAGCCTGTTCCCGGACTTCAAGGACCTGCGCCCCGGCGCGCCTGAGCGCGTTACCCGCGACCAGGGCTGGGTGACTGCCGTCATGCAGAAGGTCCACAAGAGCCCTATCAGCCGTATTCGTACCCGCCAGATGGACACCCGCAAGGACTCCATCCGGGCCCACGGCTATCAGAAGGGCAAGCGCAAGACTCTGTCCGGCAACATGAACGTCATCACCCGGACCACTGACCCTCAGACGGTGTACCGTACCGACGCCCTGCACCGGGACGACATTGTCGACATCACTGATTTCGATGTGGTGGAGTACCAGTATGCCGTGATGCGGGAGAACCTCAACGAAGAGGTGGCTACCGCCATCATGGTGGGCGACGGCCGCGAAGCGGACGACGAGATGAAGATCTCCGAGGACCACATCCGTTCCATCTGGAACGACAACGACCTCTACACCATCCACTACGACGTGGATATTGAGGCCGCCCGCGCCGAGCTCAACGGCAGCAAGACCGATATGAGTTTCGGCGAGAATTACATCTACTCCGAGGCCATCATCACCGCCGCTCTCTATGCCCGGGAGAAGTACAAGGGCACCGGCACCCCCGATTTCTTCTGCACGCCCCATCTGGTGAACGTGATGCTGCTGGCCCGGGACATGAATGGCCGCCGCATCTACAACTCCAAGGCCGACCTGGCCGCCGCCCTGAACATCGGCGAGCTCTATACCGCCGAGCAGTTTGAGGGCCTGGTCCGTATGGATGACGAGGGCGCCAAGCACAAGCTGCTGGGCCTCTTTGTCAACCTGGCCGACTATACCGTGGGCTCCACCAAGGGCGGCGAGATCACCCGGTTTGACCAGTTCGACATCGACTTCAACCAGCAGAAGTACCTGATCGAGACCCGCCTGTCCGGCGCGCTGACCCGCGTCTACTCCGCCATCGCGCTGGAGGAGCCTGTGGCTACCAGCTCCGGCGGTGGTTCCAGCGCCGGCACTCCCTGAGGAGAAGCTTCAAAATGGCGAAATTTTATGGATCGGTAGGCTATGCTGATACCGTTGAGACTGCCCCTGGCGTGTATGAAGAGAAGATCGTTGAGTATCCGTACTATGGCGATTTGACTCGGAATACACGCCAGCTTCAGTCTGGGGAGACCCTGAACGACGACATCAATATCGCGAATGAGATCAGCATAGTCGCCGATCCGTTCGCCAGGAAGAACTTCCACAAGATGCGGTATGTGGCGTACATGGGCGCGAAATGGAAGATTTCCAAGGTCGAAGTGGGATATCCCCGCCTGATCCTGACGATTGGGGGGCTCTACAATGGGTGACAGGATTCAACTTCATACCCTTCTGTGCGGGATTCTTGGCTGTCCGGAACGCGGCGATGCGTGCCGGGCTTATTTTCAGCCTCCGGCCAGCAAGGAAATCCACTACCCCTGCATCGTCTACGAGCGAAGCGAAATCAGCGCCATCCACGCTGACAACGCCCCCTACCGGCTGCTGGACCGGTATCAGGTGACGGCCATCTACAAGAACCCGGACAGCGATCTGCCCCACCGCCTTGCCATGCTGCCCATGTGTGCCCATGACCGTCATTTCACGGCCGAAAATCTGAACCACGACATCTTCAACCTGTACTATTAAAAGGAGGAAATCCGAAATGAGTAAACTTGTATGGGACAAGATCGGGGAACGTTTCTACGAAACCGGCGTTGATCACGCCGTCCTCTACCCCCTCAGCGCCGCCGGCGTCTATGACAGGGGTGTGGCCTGGAACGGCATCACCGGCATTACCGAGAGTCCCTCCGGCGCTGAGCCCAACAACATGTACGCCGACAACATCAAGTACCTGGTGCTGGTGGGCGCCGAGGACTTCGGCCTGACCATCGAAGCCTACATGTACCCCGACGAGTGGGAGGAGTGCGACGGCTCCAAGGAGATTGCCCCGGGCGTTGTTGCCGGGCAGCAGACCCGCAAGGTCTTTGGCCTGAGCTACCGCACCAAGCTGGGCAACGATGTGGACGGTCAGGACCACGGCTACAAGCTGCACCTGGTCTACGGCGGTCTGGCCTCTCCCTCTGAGCGGGGCTATCAGTCTGTCAACGACTCTCCCGAACCCATCAACCCCAGCTGGGAGGTCACGACCACTCCCGTGGACGTACCCGGCTTCAAGCCCACCGCCCGTCTGATCATCGTCTCCACCAAGGCCGACCTCGCCAAGCTGAAGGCGCTGGAGGACATCCTCTACGGCACCGAGGAAACGGAGCCCCGGCTGCCTCTGCCCGAGGAAGTCATCAAGCTGTTGGCGAGCGATGTCACGGTGACCGTCGCCCCGGAGAGCCCCTCCGCCACCCTGCTGGGCAAGAAGGTCTCCGAACTTCAGAGCAACGTCGCAGTGGGCGAGAGCGCCATCACCGGCAGCCTGAAGAATGTGACCGGCTATACCGGGTTCAGCAGCGATCCCTCTGAGCAGAAGGGGCACTATCTGGCGCTGAAATTCGACGTCACTCCGGCCGACGCCGCCACCACCGTGGAGCTGGTGGGCGGCACCAAGGGGCCTGTGGCTCTGGATGAGGACAAGAACATTGTTCTCCTCATCAAGAACAATTCCCAGAGCGTCAAGGTGATCTCCACCAAGGACAGCTCCTCTGTCACCAAGATCTATACTCTGACCGGCCTGACTCTGGAGTCCTGAGAAACGGGGACTGAAATCCAGACAACGAATCCGCAAGGCGGAGCTCTCTTCACCGAGGGCTCCGCTTTCTTTTATTTTTGAAAGGAGAAAACTGCAATGCTGAAGCTGACAAGGACTTACAAGGACTATAACGGCGTTTCCCGCACGGAGGATTTCTACTTCAATCTGACCCAGGCCGAGGTGACCGAGCTGGAGCTCTCCGTGGACGGCGGTCTGGTGGAGATGATCAACCGCATTGTCGCGGCCCAGGATGGGAAGCAGATCATCGCCATCTTCAAGGACATCATTCTGCGGGCCTATGGCGAGAAGTCCCCTGACGGGAAGCGCTTTATCAAGAACCAGGAGCTGCGGGACGCGTTCGCCCAGACGGAGGCGTACAGCGATTTGTTCATGGAGCTGGCCACCGATGCGGAAGCGGCGGCCCGGTTCATCAACGGCATCGTCCCCCAGGGCAAGAAGGCTCCGGCTTCTTCCGGTTCCCCCGCGCCTCAGGCATAAGGGCGGCTGGGGAGATCAGAGATGCTGGAACTTGTGATACCGGAGACCGAGCAGTATGACGAGGCGAACGACCGTTTTATCACGACCAAGAAGCAGGTGCTTCGGCTGGAACACTCTCTGGTCTCCCTTTCAAAATGGGAATCGAAATGGCATAAGCCTTACCTTTCCCGAAAGCCGAAGACGCGGGAGGAGCGGATCGACTATGTCCGGTGCATGACATTGACCCAGAACGTGGACCCCGATGTCTACACCGCTATTACGCCCCAGATGCTGAAAACAGTCGACGCCTACATCGACGATTCCATGACGGCGACCACCTTTGCCAAAGGCCGGAAGGGCCGGTCGGCCAATGAGGTTGTCACGGCGGAGATCATCTACTACTGGATGCTCTCCCACCAGATTCCCTTTGAGTGCCAGAAGTGGCATTTGAACCGGCTTATGACGCTGATTAACGTCTGCAACGCAAAGAACGGCCCTCAAAAGAAAATGAGCCAGAAGGAAATCTTTGCACAGAACCGTGCGCTGAACGCGGCACGCAGAAAGAGAGCCAATTCGAGAGGATGATGCACATGTCCGAAGCAGTGATTTGGAGTTTCTTCAAGAAGAAAGGCCTCTCGGATTGCGGAGCGGCCGGACTGATGGGGAATCTCTATGCCGAGAGCGGTCTGAAGCCGGACAATCTCCAGAACACTTGTGAAAAGAAGCTGGGCTTGTCCGACGCGGACTATACCGCCCAGGTGGACGCCGGAATCTATCAGGATTTTGTCCACGACAGCGCCGGATATGGCCTTGCCCAGTGGACATTCTGGAGCCGGAAGCAAAAGCTGCTCGTCTTTGCCCTGAGCCGCGGCAAGAGCATCGGGGATTTGGAGATGCAGCTGGACTTTCTCTGGAAGGAACTGACCGAGAGCTATCCCTCTCTGGTCAACATCTTGAAGACCGCCGCATCTGTCCGGGCGGCCTCCGACGCCGTGCTGGTACAGTTTGAGCGCCCCGCAGACCAGAGCGAGATGGCCAAGGCCAGACGGGCCGCTTACGGGCAGAAGTATTACGACCAATTTGCAGGAAGAGGCGAAACGATGTCTTCTACAACGATGCTGCCGGCTGTGGAGCGCGTGCTGGCCACGGCCAGAGCCGAGATCGGCTATATCGAGAAAGAAACCAATGCCCAGCTCGATCATAAGACGGCCAATGCCGGAGATAAAAACTGGAACAAGTACGCCAGGGACCTGGACGCGCTGGGGGTCGTCTATAACGGAAGGAAGAACGGCTATTCCTGGTGCGACATCTTTGTGGACTGGTGCCACATCCACACGTTCGGTCTGGAGCTGGCGTTGAAGCTGCTCTGCCAGGCAAAGAACGGCGTGGGGGCAGGATGCACCGGTTCCGCCAACTACTATAAGCAGAAGGGACGGTTTTATACCGGAGGTCCGCAGCCTGGCGACCAGATCTTCTTTACGAAGGACGGCGGCAAGTCGTTCTACCACACTGGTATCGTGGAGAAGGTGTCCGGCGGGCGGGTCTACACCATTGAGGGGAACACCAGCTCCGCGGCCGGCGTCGTGGAAAATGGCGGCTGTGTCCGGGATAAGAGCTATCCCATGGCATACAACAAGATCGGCGGTTACGGCCGCCCCGACTATTCTATCGTATCGGAGGAGGACAACGATATGGATCAGGCGAAATTCAATGAGATGTTCGGCGCAGCCATGACGAATTACCTTAAGGGTCTTCAGAACAACAACTGCGGCGATTGGTCCGAAGAGGCCCGGGTTTGGGCTGAAAGTGTGGGACTCTTTGCCGGGAACGGCACCGCGGTTGACGGCAAGCCGAACATGATGTGGCCGTCCGGTCTGACAAGAGAGCAGGCGGCTCAGCTCTTCTACCGCTTTGCGCAGATGGTGGGGCTTGCGTGATGAAAAGCAGGAGAAGCCGGACCAGAGGCAAATCTGGAAGAAAACCTGACCTTTCGCAATTTTCAAAATGGATGATCGCCGATATCCGTCCGCTGTTGTGGATCGTGACCATCGGCGGTTTTTTATTGGCCTTCTACTGTGTCTATAAGGGGTATATGGGAGCGTTGCCCTGGATCGGCGCTATGGTCGGTCTTCCCTGGACGGCCCATGGCGTGGTGTGCAGTTTCTATCTGAACCTGTGCAAGTCCGACCACCGTGAGGGCGGAATCACTTTTGAAACGGCGAAGGCTTCCAATTTCAATGTAAATGTTTCGCAGACACCGGTTGGCTCTGTGGAGAGCCCGGCAATTTAAGGAGGAAGCGTATGAACGCGGAAATCATTTCGACGCTGCTGATGATTATTGGCGGGGTTACGATCCTGACCAACATCATTGTCCAGGTGGTTAAGACTGTGACCTGGGATAAGATCCCCACAAATTTCCTTGCGCTTATGGTGTCGGAGGCGCTGACACTGGCTGCCGGCGCCGCCTATGCACAAATCAAAGGGATTGCAATTACCTGGTATCTGGTATTTGCGGCTGTCGTGGTCGGGCTTCTGTCCGCCTACGCGGCCATGGTGGGCTATGACAAATTGATTGAGGCATTCAAGAACTGGCCGAAGAAAACGGAATGATAGGAGGAGACGGCAGTGATTCGTTTCAGACACAAGGGTGACTTTTCCAAGCTGACCCGATTTCTGGAAAGAGCAAAGGAGACGGTTCATCTCGGCGATCTGGACAAGTTTGGCCGGGAAGGCGTGGCCGCCCTTTCGTCTGCAACGCCTGTCGACTCCGGAGAGACGGCCGCGTCCTGGTATTACAAAATTACCAACAAGAACAACACCGTCACTATCTCGTTTCACAATTCAAATGTTCAAAATGGAGTTCCCATCGCCATTATCCTGCAATACGGGCATGGCACTGGAAACAGAGGCTGGGTACAGGGAAGAGATTACATCAACCCTGCTATCCAGCCTATTTTTGACCAGATCGCGGATTACGCATGGAAGGAGGTCACACGGTCATGAGCAGGACCATCGACGAGAGAATCGTCGAGATGCGATTTGACAACAGACAGTTTGAGCGGAATGTGCAGACCAGTCTGTCGACACTCGACAAACTCAGGCAGGGTTTGGATCTGGACGGTGCTGCCAAGGGGCTTGAAAACCTGGGCGACGCTGCTAAGAAGTGCAATATGTCCGCCCTTAGCAGATCCGTCGAGACGGTTCGGGCGAAATTCTCGGCGCTTGAAGTCGTTGCCATGACGACCCTTTCCAACATTACAAATTCGGCCCTGAACACGGGAAAACGGCTTGTGTCCGCCCTGACGATCGACCCCATCAAAACCGGTTTTCAGGAGTATGAGACCCAGATCGGAGCGGTGCAGACCATCTTGGCGAACACCCAGCACGAAGGGACCAATCTTCAGCAGGTGAACCGGGCGCTGGATGAGCTGAACACCTACGCGGACAAGACGATCTACAGCTTTACAGAAATGACCCGGAACATCGGCACGTTTACCGCGGCTGGTGTAAATCTTCAGACATCGGTCGATTCCATCAAGGGTATCGCGAACCTGGCCGCCATTTCCGGCTCCACCTCCCAGCAGGCGTCCACGGCCATGTATCAGCTCTCCCAGGCGCTGGCCGCAGGCAGAGTGTCTCTGATGGACTGGAACTCGGTGGTCAATGCGGGCATGGGCGGCAAGGTGTTCCAGGACGCCCTGGTCCGCACATCCGAACTACTGGGCACCGGAGCCCAGAATGCCATAAACATGTATGGTTCCTTCCGGGAATCCCTTACCAGGGGTGAGTGGCTCACCACGGAAGTCCTCACGGAGACCCTGAAGCAGTTTGCCGGCGCATATACCGAGGCGGATCTGGTGCAGCAGGGCTTTACGGAGGCCCAGGCAAAGGAAATCGCCCAAATGGCGCAGACGGCAGAGGACACCGCCACAAAGGTAAAAACCTTTACCCAGCTGTGGGATACCCTGAAGGAGAGCGCTCGATCCGGATGGACCTCGACGTGGGAGATCCTGGTCGGCGACTTTGAAGAAGCCAAAGAGCTGCTGACTGAGATTTCAAACACCATCGGCGGCGTGATCAGCGAGTCCGCCCAGGCGAGAAACGAACTGCTCAGCGGAGGCTTGAGTTCCGGCTGGAAGCAGCTGCTGGATCAGGGAATTGCCGATGAAGCGGGTTTTATAGAGTCGATCCAAGCAGTCGCCAGAGAGAGCGGCGACGCCTTTGACCAGATGGTAGCGGATTCGGACAGCTTTACTGACGCGCTGAAGCAGGGGTTGAAGGATGGAGTAATCTCCTCTGAAACCTTGTCCGAGGCTGTCTATCATCTCCAGGGAAAGATGTCCGGCATGTCCCAGGAGGAGCGCAAGGCCGCCGGATACACCTCGGAGATGGTGGAGCAGATCGAAACGCTGGCCGACAGTCTTCGGGATGGCTCCGTCTCCATGGATGAGTTTACGGAGAAGATTCTGCGCCCCTCCGGCCGGGAGAACCTGATCCAGTCGGTCTGGAACGCGGCCAAGGGATTGGTGAGCGTTATCGCCCCGATCAAGGACGCGTTTCGCGATATTTTTCCGCCCGCCACCTCCGACCAGCTCTACGCGCTGACGGAGACGCTGCGGAGCTTTTCCGAGCGGTTGACGATTTCGGATGAAACAGCGGATAAATTGCAGCGGACTTTCAAGGGGCTCTTTTCCATTCTTGATCTGGTTCGCCAAGGGGTAGCTGCGGTTTTTGACGCATTTGCCCCTTTACGAAGTGGAATGGGCTTTTTCGTAGATAGATTCCTTACTGTAACCGCTACGATTGGCGATTTTCTGACCGGCATCAACGACGCGGCAAAGAAAGGTGAAGTCTTCAGTAAAGTGGCCCAGGGCATCGCGGATGCTCTGGATTTCGTTGTATCAGGAATCCAAACCTTTATCGGGTTTCTCGACGACGTCTTTGCCATCCCCGGCTTTGAGGCGTTCCAGGCGCTTCTCGGCCGCATCCAGACCCGAATCGGCCAGGTGATCGACGCGGTCGGCGGCCTGGGATTTGGGGTGGACGATGCGGTAAACACCATGGATTCCGCCGTTGGAAACAGCAAATTCCTGCAAATGCTTCAGAGCCTGTTCAACGGCGTGAAAGCCATTGCCAGCGGAATCATCGGCGTACTCGGCGGCTTGTCCGCCACGCTGATAGACGCCATTGGCAACGCTGATTTCAGCGGAGTGATTGATTTACTCAACGGCATTTCTCTGGGCGGAATCGCGGTAGGCATCACCAAGTTCATGAACAGCCTGACGAAGTCTTTCGACGATGTCGGCAGCCTCCTTGACAATGTAAAGGGCATTTTGGACGGGGTGCGGGGCTGCTTTGAAGCCTATCAGACCCAGTTGAAGGCCGGAACCCTTCTGAAAATTGCCTCCGCTATTGCCGTGCTGGCGGCCGCGATCGTAACCATTTCCCTGATTGACAGCGGCAAGCTGACCGCTTCTCTGGGTGCCATTACCGTACTGTTTGCGGAATTGATGGCTTCCATGGCCATCTTTAGTCGTATCAGTGGAGAAGTCAAGGGTGTCGTTAAAGGTACTGCGGCCATGATTGGCGTTTCCACCTCAGTTCTTCTGCTGTCCTCCGCCCTGAAGAAAATTTCCGATATCGAGCCGGAGCAGATGGTCGTGGCCCTTGCCGGGATCGCCGGGCTGATGACCGCGCTGGTGGCCGCGGCCAAAGTTTTGGGGAGCGGTTCCAGCTCCGTCATCAAGGGGTCCGCCCAGATGGTGGTGTTCGCCGGCGCAATCAAAATGCTTGCCTCCGCCTGCATCGACCTGGCTCAGCTGGACTTTGCCGGGTTGGTAAAGGGCTTGGCCGGAGTCGGCGTTCTGATGGCGGAGGTTTCTCTGTTCACGAACACGGTTAAGGTCAACAAGGGTTTCATGGCTACTGCGGCTGGGATTCTGGTTCTGGCCAGCGCCATGAAGGTCTTTGCCTCCGCCTGCAAGGATTTCGGGCAGATGAACGCGGGCGAGCTGGTGAAGGGGCTAAGCTCTGTTGGAGCTGTCCTTTTGGAGATTACCGCATTCACAAAACTGACTGGAAATGCACAGGGGCTTATCTCCACCGGCCTTGCCATGATTGAGATCGGCGCGGCCATGAAGATATTTGCTTCCGCAATGGCGGACTTCGGCGGCATGTCTTTGGCGGAGATCGGGAAGGGCTTGCTGGCCATGGGCGGGGCCTTGGCGGAAGTGGCGGTCGCCATGAAAGCCATGCCGAAGAACTTGATTGCCACGGGCGCGGGGCTTGTCACAGTTGGAGCGGCGCTGAATGTCTTGGCGGAGGCCCTCGGAAAAATGGGGGGCATGAGCTGGGAGGCCGTTGCGAAAAGCCTGGTTGCCATGGGCGGCGCCCTGGCCGAGCTGGCAGTCGGTTTGAACTTTATGAACGGGACACTGGCCGGTTCCGCCGCTATGCTGGTAGCCGCAAGCGCTTTGGCGGTTTTGACCCCGGTGCTCTTTACCCTGGGAAGCATGAGCTGGGAGGCCATCGCCAAGGGGCTGATTAGCGTTGCCGGAGCCTTTACGGTGATTGGGACGGCCGGCGCGCTTCTTACGCCGCTGCTCCCCACCATTCTCGGGCTGGGCGGCGCGTTTGCTTTGATTGGCATCGGCATTGCCGGCCTTGGGGCGGGGCTGCTCCTGGTGGGGACCGGATTGACCGCTATCGCGGTCGGCATCACGGGCCTGGCCACCTCCCTCGGCGCAGGCGTGACCATTATTGTGGCGGGCTTGACCTCCATCATCACAGGCATCGCCGCATTGATTCCCGCCATCGCCCAGCAGCTGGGAGAGGCGGTCGTCGCCTTTGCCGGGGTCATCGCCAATGGTGCCCCGGCGATTGGAAACGCGGTCAAAGCGCTGGTGCTCACCCTGGTGGATGTCTTGGTGGAGTGTGTGCCCGCGATTGCCAACGGGGCTTTGGAGCTGATCGCCGGAGTCCTTGCGGCGCTGGCAGCCTATACGCCGCAGATCGTGGATTCCATCATGCAGTTCCTAATCGAAGTCATCGACGGCTTGGCGCGCAATCTGCCGACGCTGATCCAGTCGGTGGTCAATTTGCTGATGTCCTTCTTCTCCGGAATCGTATCCGCCTTGGGGAGCATCGACACTGACGCCCTTCTGAAAGGCGTCGCCGGGATCGGGCTTCTCAGCGGCATTATGGTGGCCCTCGGCGCGTTGGCCGGGCTGATTCCCTCCGCAATGGTGGGTGTGCTTGGCCTGGGCGTTGTTATGGCGGAACTTGCCGTTGTTCTGGCGGCCATTGGAGGCCTGGCGCAGATTCCGGGCCTCGACTGGCTGATTGGGGAAGGCGGCAAGCTGCTGCAAACCATCGGAAACGCCATTGGCGGATTTATCGGCGGTATTGTCGGCGGGTTTATGAGCGGTATATCCGGATCGTTCCCGCAGATCGGCGCCGATCTCGCGGCGTTCATGACTAACGTGCAGCCGTTTATCGATGGAGCCCGTGGCATTGACGCCGCCATGCTGGACGGTGTAAAGGCGCTTACCGAGGCGATTTTGCTGATTACTGCCGCTGATCTGCTGGAAGGATTGACCTCCTGGCTGACGGGCGGGTCTTCCCTGTCCGCTTTTGCCGGGGAGCTTGTCCCCTTCGGTGAGGCGATGATGAAATTTTCCAACAGCATCGCCGGCCTTGACGGCAATTTGGTCAGCACGGCCGCGATTGCCGGCAAGACACTGGCCGAGATGGCGGCGACCCTGCCGAACCGCGGCGGCATCGCGGGGTTCTTCACCGGCGAAAATGACATGGGCGAGTTTGGAAACCAGCTGGTTGGTTTCGGCGGGTCCATGATGCGGTTTGCCGCAAGCATTAAAGGGCTGGACGCCGACGCGGTAAACAATGCCGCCATCGCGGGGAAGGCCATGGCGGAAATGGCAGCGACTCTGCCCAATACAGGCGGAGCCGTGGCTTTCTTTGCCGGTGACAACGATATGAGCGCGTTTGGTGACCAGCTGGTGCCCTTTGGGGAGGCCATCAAAGCCTACTCTGACGCGGTGACCGGACTGGATGTGGACGCGGTTAAGAACTCAGCCATCGCCGGGCAGGCCATGGCGGAGCTGGCGGCTACCCTCCCGAACACGGGAGGCGCTGTCGCATTCTTTGCCGGCGACAACGATATGGCGACCTTCGGAGCGCAGCTTGCCTCCTTTGGCGTCTCCATGAAGAATTATTCAAAATCGGTCAGCGGTTTGGACGGCGATGCGGTTGAAAACTCGGCCATTGCCGGAAAAACTCTGGTGGAGCTGGCAAACACCATTCCGAATACCGGAGGTTTGGTCGCATTCTTCACGGGCGACAACGATTTGGAGACCTTTGGCGATCAGTTGGTCCCCTTTGGAGAGGCGATGAAGGCTTATTCCGACAGCGTGACCGGCATAGACGGCGATGCGGTCACCGCTTCCGCCACTGCGGCAAAGGCGCTGGCAGAGCTGCAAGCCTCCCTCCCCAATATCGGCGGGGTGGTGGACTTCTTCACCGGAGGCAACGACTTGGAGACCTTCGCAAACGGTTTGCTCCCCTTCGGAGAAGGGATGAAAGCCTATGCCGATTCCGTGACCGGGTTGGACGCGGGCGCTGTTTCCGCCTCCATTACCGTAGCCCAGGCCCTCTCCGCGCTTCAGGCGTCTCTTCCCCATGTGGGCGGAGTGCTGGAATTCTTCACCGGCGGAAACGACCTTGGGGCCTTTGCGGATGGAGTTCTTTCCTTTGGCTTGGCTATGAAAGCCTATGGCGGCGCTGTTTCCGGCATTGACGCCGGCGCGGTCTCCGCCTCGGCTGTGGCGGCTCAAGCCCTGGCAGAGCTGCAAGCATCTCTGCCCAACGTGGGCGGCATCATGGAGTTTTTCACCGGCGGGAACGACCTTGAAACATTCTCCGAGGGCGTGATCCCCTTTGGTGAGGCCATGAAGTCCTATGGAGAGGCTGTGGCCGGTATCAACGCCGACGCCGTGGAGGCATCTGGAATCGCCGCCCAGTCGTTGGCAAAACTTCAGGCCGCTTTGCCGCAGGTTGGCGGGGTCATGGAGTTCTTCACGGGAGGAAATGGTCTCGGTACATTCTCGGAGGGCATTGTGCCCTTTGGCGCGGCCATGAAATCCTATGGCGACGCCGTGGCCGGCATCAACGCCGAGGCGATCACGGCTTCTGCGGTTGCCGCCCAGTCCCTGGCCCAGCTTCAGACCGACCTGCCCAATGTGGGCGGTGTGATGACCTTCTTTGATGGCAGCAACGACCTTGGCACCTTTGCCGCGGGCATTGTCCCCTTCGGCGCGGCTATGAAGTCCTACGGAGACGCCGTGGCGGACATCAACACCGGGGCTATCACCGCCTCGGCAGTGGCGGCCCAGTCCCTGGCAAGGCTGCAAGAATCCCTTCCCCTGGCGGGCGGAGTCATGGAGTTTTTCAATGGAAGCCATGATCTGGCCGCCTTTGCCGCCGGGATCATCCCCTTCGGCGCGGCCATGAAGTCTTACAGCGACGCTGTGGCCGACATCAATCCCACTGCCGTGGAAACTTCCGCCTCCGCCGGTCAGGCGCTGGTGGAACTGGCGAATACCTTACCCAATACGGGCGGGCTGCTCTCCTTCTTTACGGGAGGAACCGATCTGACTGCCTTTGGAGACGACCTCACGTCCTTCGGCGCAGATCTGGCCGCCTATGCGGCGGCCATCAAGGATGTGAAGCCGGAAGCGGTAACGGCCTCGGCCAACGCTGCGAGCGCGCTTTCCAATCTGGCGACCGGCCTTCCGGACAGCAGTCTGTTCGACCAGTGGTTCGGCGGGGATCAGACGCTGGCGTCCTTTGGCGCGGATATTTCCAAATTCGGCGCCTCCATGAAGGATTACTACAATGAGATTTCCGGTATTGACCTCGGCAAGTTGTCCGACGTCATCACCCAGGTCTGGGATCTGATCGAGCTGGCGGAAGGGGTAAACGGCGTCAACACCAGCGGCCTGACCAAATTCGCCGACAGTATGAAGAAGATGGGCGACGCCGGGATTTCCGGATTCACCGACGCCTTCTACAACTGCGGCGGCACCGTAAACAGCGCCGTGGTCAGTATGCTGACCTCCGTCCGCGGTTCCATCACGTCGAACATCCTGGTGGCAAGCTCCGCCATGGAGATGCTTGTGGAGTCGATGGCAGGCATCGTGGATAAAAAGGTCGTTGTGATTGAAAACGCGGTTGACGGCATGATGCGGAACCTCACCGTTTCGATCCTATCATCTTCCGGCGCCGTAAAAACGGCAGCGGGGACGGTGGCATCTGCGGCCGTATCCCAAATCAACAGCATGAAACCCGAGTTTGAGACTGCCGGTGAAAATGCTGGACAGGGCTTTGTCAAAGGCGTCCACTCTAAGTTCAGCGCCTCCAGTTCCGCGGGCCGCAGTCTGGGCCTTGCCGCGCTGAACGCGGCGAAAAAGGCCCTGGACAGCCATTCTCCCTCCCGGGAGTTCATCTATCTGGGCGAGAACATCGGTGAGGGCCTGGCCATCGGCGTCGACAACAGCATCGTCCCGGCCGCCCAGGCCACTTCCGACATGATCGGCGAGGTCATCGCCGTCAGCAACAAAGGCATCGACGCCTGGAAGGACTGGGTGGACGAGAAGACCTATTACGACGAGCTGAGTTTGAAAGACCAGCTGGCCGGATGGGAAAACCTTCAGAAGCGGTACAAAGCCGGTTCCGAGGAGCGGAAGCAGATCGACCGGGAGGTCTATCAGCTTCAAAATGAACTGGTGGCGTCCACCTATCAGGCTTCCCTCGACTGGATCGAGGAGGAGAAATACTACAACCGGCTGAGCACCGAGGAGGAACTGGCCGCCTATGAGCGGATGCAGTCCCGGTATATGGAGGGCAGCGAGGAACGCAAGAAGATCGACCGGGAGGTCTATACCCTTCGCAACCAGCTTGTGGACGAGTCCTATCAGAACTCCATGGACTGGATCGAGAAGGAGAAGAACTACGGCCGAATGAGCCTGGCAGACGAGCTGGCCGCCTATAAGCGTGTTCGGAGCCGGTATGCGGCGGGCAGCAAAGAGCGCGAGGAGATGGACCTGAAGGTCTATCAGCTGGAACAGGAGATCTATGAGGCCCAGAAGCAGTATATCGCCGACGTCCAGAGCGTTCAGGAGTCCGCCAACCAGAAGCGCATCCAGCTGGAGCAGGAGTATGCCGACAAGGTTCGCTCTGTCAATGAGCAGCTGGAACGGGATATTCAGTCGCTGAACGACCAGTATCAGAACGCGGTGGAATCCCGCACCAACAGTCTCTACCAGTCCTACGGCCTTTTCGATGAAGTTACAAAGAAGGAGGCCGTCAGCAGCGATACCCTGATGAAGAATCTGGAGGGGCAGGTGCAGGAGTTCGGCGAATGGCAGGATATTCTGGGCCAGCTCTCCGCCAGGGGGGTTGACGCGGACCTGATTTCCGAACTCCAGGAGATGGGGCCGTCCGCCATCGAAGAGATCCGGGCGCTGAACTCCATGAGCGACGACGAGCTGGAGAAGTACGTCTCCCTCTGGTCCGTCAAGCACGCTCAGGCCCGGGAACAGGCCACCTCGGAGCTGGAAGGCCTCCGCGTGGAAACCCAGGAGCAGATCGCTCAGCTGCGGGCCGACGCGGAAGCGGAGTTGGAGGAATACCGCATTACCTGGCAGGAGGAATTGTCCCAGTTGGAAGAGGACACAGCCAATCAACTGGCGTCGCTCCGGCAGGAGTTCGCGGAAAACGTGGGCTTGATCAAGAAGGACACCGAGGCCGAGATGCGGGAAATGACCGAGGCGGCCACGAAGATCCTGAAGGAAGCCGGATGGACCGAGACGGGACAGCAGATCCCCGCCGGTCTTGCGGAGGGCGTCTCCCTGTCGAAATCCGCCTTTCTCGATGAACTGACCAGCATGGCGCTGGCCGGTGTAGAGGCGGTCAAGAGCACGCTGAAGATCAATTCTCCCTCTCGGGTCTTCCGGGAGCTAGGTAACTTTACGGGGCTTGGCTTTGTGACGGGACTGGCAGACTACGCGAAGAAGTCCTACGCCGCGGGGGCGAATGTGGCGGAGTACGCCGCAGACGGCCTTTCCAACGCCATGTCCATCACGGCCGAGCTGCTCAGCGGGGATATGGATGCTCAGCCTACGATCCGGCCGGTCCTCGACCTCTCCGACGTAATGCGCGGGGCGGACGAGCTGAACAGCCTGTTCTATCCCCAGCGGACCATCGGCCTTGCGGGGCAGGCCAGCCTGGCCTTTTCCGAGTCCGGCCGAAGCGGCGGAACGGTGGTCAACGTGGACAACGGCGACATTGTGGAGGAGCTCCGCGCCCTTCGGAGTGAAATGGCAGAAATGACGGAGCGAATGGAACGGATGCGTGTGGTCCTGGATACCGGCACGCTGGTGGGCGAGATGGCAGGACCCATGGACAACGCCCTCGGGCAGAGGGTCACTCGCAGAGGAAGGGGGAACTAAGCTTGTACCATTCGGTTACCTTTGGGGATAAAAACACCTGGGACGACTGGCGGCTGGTTCCCGCCTCCCGCCCCGTGTTCAATCCTCCGGCCCAAAAGGTAAAGACGCTGGAAATACCCGGTGGGGACGGGGTGATCGATTTATCCCAGTCTCTCACCGGGTATCCGGTGTATCAGAACCGGACGGGCTCCATTGAGTTTATCGTGATGAATGACTTTAAGCCCTGGCACATGGCCTATTCCGACATCATGGACTATCTGCACGGCCAGAAGTTGCGGGCGATTTTGGAGGATGACCCGGAGTATTTTTACGAGGGGCGGTTCGTGGTCAACGCCTGGAAGTCGGAAAAGGACTGGTCGCGCATCACCATCGACTATGACGTGGGGCCCTACAAGTGGTCGGTTCTGTCCTCCACAGACGACTGGCTGTGGGACCCCTTCAACTTTCAAAATGGCGTGATCCGGCCGGCTCTGTTTAAGGACATCGCCGTGACCGATGAAAAGAGGACCATCCGGCTGGAGGCCGCGCTCTTTGGGCGGGCCCCGGTGTGTCCGCAGTTCTTTGTGACCAGCTCAGACCAGAGGGGCGTACACATCCGGTTTGTCAACCCAACGCTGGGGCTGGATGAGACAAAGCTGCTCACCGACGGCACCATCCAGTTCCCGGAGTTTGTGTTCTTCGGCGGCCAGGGAGCCACATTGGAGCTGTGGTGCGACACCGGCACGGGCACGGTCTCGGTGGATTTCAGAGTGGGGAGGCTGTGAGGGATGTATAGCATTTACGCGGACGGCGTGTGCATCTACAATGATGTGTTCTCGCTGGATGACATGAAGGCGGTCAACCCTAAGCTGACGCTGGAGGACAGCGCGGCCGGGGCGCTGGAGATGGCCCTCCCCCACACCAACAAGGCCTACGACACCATTGTCCGCATGGTCACGGATATTTCCGTGAAGAAAAACGGAGAGGAGATTTGGGCGGGGCGGGCGCTTTCGGAGAGCAAGGACTTCTGGAACAACCGGGTGCTCTATTGCGAGGGAGAACTGGCGTTTTTCAACGATTCCGTTCAGCCTCCGGCGGAGTATGCCGGAAAATCGATCCGGGAGTATCTGGAGCAGCTGATTGCCGTTCACAACTCCAAAGTCGGCGCCAACCGGCAATTTGCCATCGGCGCGGTGACGGTGGTGGATGAGAACTTCCCCACCTACTACACCAATTACGAGAAGACGATGGAGCTGCTCAACGCTCTGGTGGAAACCTATGGAGGCCATCTCCGGGTCCGGAAGGCGGATGGGGTGCGGTATCTGGATTACCTGAAGGAGTACCCCGACACTTGCAGCCAGGTCATCCAGTTTGGGTCCAATCTCATCGACTTCACCCGCAACTGGGATTCCACGGAGTATGCCACCGCCATTATCCCGCTGGGCAGCCGGCTGGATGACAGCCCCATCGAGGCGCTGGACGCCTACCTGACGGTGGAGAGCGTGAACGGCGGCAGCCTCTATGTCCAGTCGGACGAGGCGGTGAAGCACTACGGCTGGATCGCCAAGACAGTCAGCTGGGACGATGTGAGCGACCCGGAGGCGCTTCTGGAAAAGGCCAGGGAGTATCTGGCAGACCTCCAGTTCGACAACCTGGAGCTAGAGCTGAGCGCGCTGGATCTGCACTATCTGGACGTAAACACAGAGGCGGTCAAGCTGCTGGACGAGATCCGGGTCATCTCCCGCCCTCATGGCCTGGACCGGATGTTCCCGGTGACCAAGCTGGAGATCCCATTGGATCACCCGGAGAACACCCAGTTCAAAATGGGGGATTCGGTACAGGTCAGCCTGACCAGCGTGAACAATCAGACCAACGCCGCGGTGCTGGAGAAGATCGAGGGGCTTCCCAAGGCCCATTCCATTCTCAAGGAGGCCAAGGAAAACGCCACCGAGATCATCAACATGGCCACCACGGGCTACATCACCATCACCCGGGACGAGTATGGCTCGGATACGCTCTATATCTCCAACGTGCGGGACTACACCAAGGCGGACAAGCTGTGGAAGTGGAACATGAACGGCCTGGGGTACTCCAATGATGGAGGCAAGACCTTTGGGCTGGCCATGACCATGGACGGGTCCATCGTGGCTGACTACGTCAATACGGGCGTGCTCAATGCCGATGTGATCCGGGCAGGCGTGCTCAAGGACGTCAGCGGGAACTTTTCCCTGGATATGAAAACGGGTACGCTGACCATGAAGAAAGGCTCCATCAATATCGGCGGAAATTTTATCGTGGACGAGCAGGGGAATCTGACTGCGCGGCGGGGCACCTTTGCCGGAACGCTGGTAGCCGCCAAGGGCTCCTTCGGAGGCGTGGTACAGGCGGAGGATTTTCTGGACCCCTATGGAAACAGCATGCTGACGGGCGACAAGTTCAAGGCGGATTATCTGGACCTTTACGGCCTGACCGTGAGCAACAAGAGCACGGGAGCGGTGACGTTCGCCGTGAGCTCCAACGGTCTTGTCACCATCAACGGCAGCGTGACCATGGGAGCCGGGAGCAGCATCAACTGGGCCCAGGTAAGCAACCAGAACATCAATTCCAATCCGGCCTATTCCATGGCCAACGACGCCTATAATCTGGCGGACGAGGCCTATGACTACGCCGACGACGCGTACTCCCGGGCCGACCGGGCGTACAAGCTGGCGGACTCCATTGAGATGCCCGGCTACATCAAGAGTACCTATATTGACCAGACCACGATCCGTTCCCCGGTCATTGAAGGCGGAGAGTTCTACGGCGAGGAATTCAACATCATCGCCGGGAGCGACTTTGGGAGCTTCAACCTCTACGGTCCCTATGGGAACAGCCGGTTCCACATGCTGGCCATCGAGTATTACGAGGGGGACGCCCCCTACATCGACATTTACAGCCCCTGCGGCGGCTATATCACGATTGGCAACCGGGGCAGCGGCGGTGTCGTTTTCTTTGAGGGGCATGTGGATTTCAGCGGCGCGACCGTCCGAGGTCTGGATTTTGGAACAGGAGAATAATGCCGTTATGAAGAAAAAATTGAAAAATTCAGAAGTGCTCGTATATCTGAAGTCGCTCAAGCCCCTGCTTGCCCGGCGGGACAAGATCGGATATGTGGCGGCCCGGAATTACCGCTTTCTCTCCAATTCCATCGTGGAGTTTGACACGATTCGCTTAAGCCTGATCGAAAAGTACGGCGAGAAGGGAAAGGACGAGCGGGGCGCGCCGACCTATACGCTCAAAATGGATTCCCCCAACTTCCAGCAGTTCTGCGACGAGCTGGCCCCGTTCAATGAAATGGAGCATGAGGTGGAGCTGATGATGGCGAAGTATGACGACGCCGTTGGAAATTTGTCGGGGGAAGAGATTCTGGCAATCGACTGGATGCTGGAGGATTAGGAAGGGGTGAGTTGATTTGGCCGACATCAGCAGTTATCTAAAGAAAATACTGGAGGCTATCTATGGCGAGGAGGTGCGCGGGTCCATCCACGACGCCCTGGCCGCTATGAACCAGGAGTCCTCCAGCGCGATGGAGTTTGCGGCCACGGCCAAGGACTCTGCCGCCGCCTCCGCCGAGAAAGCCAAGAGTGAGGCGGCCACCGCCGCTCAAAAGGCGGAGGAGGCCAAGGACTCCGCCAAAGACGCCCAAACGTCCGAGGAACGGGCCAAGGCCTCTGAGACCCAGGCGGGACAGTATTCTGACAATGCCATCGATGCGGCAAGCCGCGCCAAGGAGTCAGAGACCAATGCGGCTGATTCGGCGGAGGCAGCGATCCAGAAGGCCCGGGAGGCGGAAGAATCCAGGAATGCCGCCGCTCTGAGCGCGTCCGAGGCAAAAGCCGCTGAGGATCGGGCCAAAAACGTCAGGAATGAGGTAGAAGCGCTGGGCGGCCAGGCAGCGGCAGATGCGAAGGCTGCTCAAGCCGCCAAAGAGGCCGCCGAGAAGGCAAAGGCGGCAGCCAAGCTCAGCGAGACCAACGCCAAGGAGTCGGAAACCGTCGCGCTGGGGGCTAAGGATGCCGCGGAGGCCGCAAGCGGCGAGGCTCAAGCCGCTAAAGAGAGCGCCGAGGATGACGCCCTCTCCGCTGCGCAGGCCAAAGAGGACGCCGAAAATGCCAAACTGGCCGCGGAACAGGCCAAGACCGCCGCCGCAGAGAGCGCCGGAAACGCCGCGGAGAGCGCTTCCAGGGCAGAACAGTACAGTGGGAAACCGCCCAAGCCTCAAAATGGAACCTGGTGGATCTGGGACGCGGAAACGGGCACATACTACGACACAAAAATCAGCTGTGAGCTGCGGGGGCCCATTGGCGTGGGCATCGACGACATCCAGATGACCGAGGGCGACCACTCCCCCGGCAGCACAGACGTTTACACCGTGCATCTGACAGACGGGTCCTCGTACAACATCTCGGTCTACAACGGTCTGAATGGAACGGGCGCGGGGGACGTGCTGGGCATCTCCTTTGACCTGGTCATCCCCAAGAACGGGTGGAAGGACGGGAGCGTCACCCTTGCCGACAGCCGGCTTTTGGCCCTGGCGACCCACAAGTATTTTCTCAGCGCCGAGGAGGCCTGCAAGGAGGAGTTCATCGACTGCAACGTACAGCCGAAGGACATCACCGCCTCCGGCTTTCTCGTGTTTACCTGCGACACCGACCCGGCGATGGATCTGACGGTCCATCTTATCCGGTTCGAGCTGTCCGGCAACGGGGCTATTCAGTAAGGAGGTGCGGCCCGTGGAAATCGCAGTCAAAGAAACCTATGCCCATATGCTCAAGGATGAGAGTCTGGTGCAGAACGCCGAAACCCTCTACATCGTGGAGTTCCTCTTTGATAAAAGCTGGGATGGCTACACAAAAACGGCCATTTTCAAGGCCGGCAGCGTGGAGCTGTCCGTGAAGCTGACGGACGACCGGTGCATCATCCCCGCCGAGTGTTTGAAGCAGGCGGGGGTCAGTCTTCGCATCGGCGTGTCCGGCGTCAAGGGCGGGGAGCAAAAAGACACCGTATGGTGCCTGACCAGCCGAATCATGTATGCCGTCGATGCGGCCCAGCTGGTTCCGCCCTCCCATTCCGGAGCAGACATACGGGCTCAGATTCTGGAAGTCATCCGGGAGAACACGGCTACGGACGAGGAAGTGGATGCGGCCCTGGACGATGCGTTCGCATCCGACTGGACGCCCCCGGACGACCCGGAGCATCCGGGGAATACGGCCACCGACGAAGAAGTGGAGGACGTTCTTGACGATGTTTTCGGCGACGAGCCGTAAACAAATACATTTAAGGAGGACATATCTATGTCTAAGCACACTACTCTTGACCAGCTGAAGATGCTGGCCCAGCGCACCAAGGGCGAGATCGATAAGGTCGACTCCAAGGTGGCAACCCTGTCCGGCCGAGTGGACACGCTGGAAGGCGCGGGCGGCCAGGCCAACGTCCTGGAGGGCGTCAAGGTCAACGGCACCGCCCTGAAAATCGTTGACAAGGTCGTCGATATCCTGATCGCCACTGGCGCCGCCAACGGCACTCTGGCGGTGAATGGTATCGACGTGCCTGTCAAGGGTCTGGCTGCCCTGGCCTACAAGGCCCAGGTGTCTGAGGCCGACCTGGACTCTGCCCTGACTGCCGTTCTGGCCGCCAAGGCCCCCAAGGCGGATGTGGACACCTTGATCGGCAGCGACGCCGGCAAGAGTGCCCGCACCATTGCCAATGAGGAGCTGGCCAAGCAGCTGATTCCCGAGGACGCCCAGGAGTCCCTGAACACCCTGGCCGAGATTGCCGCCTGGATTCAGGAACACCCGGACGACGCTTCCGCCATGAACGCCGCCATCACCAAGCTCAACGAGATCACCGCCGGTATCGGCGGTGAGGAGGACGACTACGCCACCGTGATGGCCGCCATCGAGGGCAAGATCACCGCCGCCATGGCCGGCATCGCCCAGGGCGCGACCAAGGTGGAGAAGTCCGAGACCAATGGCAACATCAAGATCAACGGCCAGGAGACCGTGGTCTACACCCACCCCGCCGGCTCCGCCGTGGAGGCCGGATTCAAGAAGGTGGGCAGCGACGCCAGCGGCCATGTGGTGCTGGGCGACAACGTGACCAAGGAGGATATCACCAAGCTGGGCATCCCCGGCCAGGACACCACCTATGAGAAGGCTACTTCCGCAGCCGACGGCCTGATGTCCAAGGAGGACAAGAAGAAGCTGGACGGCATGGCTGTGGCTGAGGACACCGAGGTGCAATCCATGCTGGATGAGGTCTTCGGCACCACTGAAGAGGAGCCTTAAATGGCTCCGTTAAGGGGGATGGGGGCACAGATTCCCGTCCCCCTTTTTATATTTCCCGAAAGGAGCTCTCATATGGCAGAGAAACAACTCACCACCATAGAGCAGTTACGGGCACTGGCAGAGCGAGGGAAACAGGACACCCTGATCCGCATCAACGAACTATTGGACTCGATGATCCCTCTGCTGGAAAGCGCGCAGCATGCCGGCATCACCGTCACTCTGCCGGCCGAGAAGTGGAGCGGCAGAGCTCAAACCGTGCAGGACGAGTTCCTCCTGGCTGACGGAAAATACTGGTACATTGTGTGCGCCGACGCAGACTGCTTTATGGCGGCAAGCGAGACCGGCGTAAAAGCCGATAACATTACAACGGACGGTCAGGTCACGTTCCGGTGCGAGGTCACCCCCACGGAGAACCTGACGATTTCTATTTTGCGACTGGAGGTCGAGCAGAGCAATGAGTAACGCTAACGTCGGCAAGGTTTTCAACATGACCGGCGGCAACGGTGGCGGCGGCGCTCTGAAGCTGGAGACCCTGGCAATTACCAAGCAGCCCAACAAGACAATCTATAAGTCCGGGGAGTCCTTTGACCCGACCGGCATGGTGGTCACGGCGGGCTATGGGTACGGTCTTACTTCAGACGTGACCGGCTACACCGTTTCGCCTCAGGTTCTGACGGATGGGGTCACGGAGGTGACCATTACTTACACGGAGGGGCGGATCACCAAGACGGCCAGCGTACCCGTGACAGTGAAGAAGGTGCTGGTGTCCATCGCCATCACGGCAAACCCGACAAAGATGACATACCAGTATCTGGAGACCTTTGATCCGGCCGGAATGGTGGTCACAGCCACTTATTCGGACGAATCCTCGGAGGAAGTCTCCGGATACACCCACTCCCCGGACGCGTTCTCCGCACTGGGGCAGCAGGCAGTGCAGATCCAGTACGCCTACGAGGGCGTGACCAAGACCGCAAGCCTGACGGTGACGGTGAACCCCATCGAGGTGGCCGTCCCGGTTCAAAATGGAGTTCTGACCTATGACGGAGAGACCAAGACGCCGGCGTGGACCGGATATGACACCGGAAAGATGACCATTTCCGGAGAAACCAATGGCGTCAATGCAGGCACCTATTCCGCCAAGTTTGTTCTGGACTATGGCTATGTATTCCCCGGAGGGCAGAATGAGGCGACCGTAAGCTGGGTCATCGACCGGGCGGTCATCGCTTCGCCGCCGAAGCAGAGCAATGCGCTGGCGGCCAATGGAAAGCCCCAGTCCCCCACCTGGGACAACTATGACACCAGCAAGCTGACCATCGGCGGAGAGCGGTTCGGCACAGAGGCCAAGGACTATACCGCCACCTTTACCCCCACGCCCAACTACAAGTGGTGGGACGGCTCCACCGGGGCCAAGGAGGTCATCTGGACCATCACCAGCGTCATCGTACCCATCCCGGTGCAGAAGGGCTCTCCCGTTTATACGGGCGCGCCGCAGACGCCAGAGTGGGACAACTTTGACCAGGAGAATTCCTCGGTATCGGTGACACCCCAGACCAACGCGGGCACCCATACCGCCACCTTTACCCTGCTGAAAGGCATGTGGTCGGACGGCACCACCGGGAAGAAGACGGTAAACTGGACCATTGGCCGGGCCAGCCTGGCGGCGGTGCCAAAGCAGAGCAGCGTGCCGAAGTACGACGGCAACCCCAAGACCCCGTCCTGGGACAGCAACTATGACAGCAATAAGATGACTGTTTCGGTGGAGCCCCAAATCAACGCCGGGACGGGATACACCGCCACCTTTACACCGGACTCCAACCATCAGTGGTGGGACGGCGAAGTGGGCGGCAAGACCGCGACCTGGTCCATCGCCAAGGGCGATCAGGTGGTGACGGTAAACCCCGCGGCTGTGACCCTGAACACCAGCGCCCGAAGCGCCAAATTCACGGTGACCCGGAAAGGGGACGGTGTGATCTCCGCCATCTCCAACAATCAGAGTGTGGCTACCGTGAGCAACGTCAATCAGATCACGGGGGAGGTGACGGTGAACAGTGTAAAGGACACCACAGGCACCACCACAATTACCGTCAAGGTGGCAGAGGGGGGCAACTATCTGGCCGGCGCGGACAAGCAGGTACAGGTCAAGGCTCAGTTCGTCACCATCTACGGCGTGGAGTGGGATTGGACCAGCAGCGGCTCCACCAAGGGAAAGCGCACGGACGGGGCGACCGGGTTCGGCGACCCCAATCCGGCAGTGAATAATGGCTCCGGCTCCTCTCCATTTGACAACCTGTACCCGTGGAGGGACATGACCAAGGTTACCCGGACCGGTGGTGTGATGGTGAAGGAGCCCAAGTATTGGTTCAAGTGGACCAAGACGGGGAAGAAGTTGAAGCTGCAAATCGCGGACGGCCCTGTTGAGGGGTTCCATGTGGACCCTGTGAATATGGATCGGGGCGATGGCTTGGGCGAGCTGGATCACTCCTACATCGGCCGGTACCACTGCGGCTCCAACTGGAAATCGGAGACCAATCAGGCGCAGATGGTCAACATCACCCGTTCCATTGCCCGCACCAATATCCACAATCTGGGGACGAACATCTGG